CAGGGGCCACATTAAGCTGAGCCTCCTTGGCACGGATTTGGTCTTTGGCGCGGCGACGCTCAATTGCGCGAGCTTCGTCAGAGATTACAGCCGGGCGCATCATCAAGGACTGACCTTTGCGCTCGATGTTGGGGAAATTACCCATTCCGGGCATCATTTCAGGGTGATATGAGGTGGGAACAGGCTCCCAACCCATACGCGCCAACTGAACCTGATAGGCAGGGTCTTCCTGACCGAGCACAGTCTTGCGCTTCCACTCGTATTCCCAGCCATCCGGTGGCTTGGGAGCGCGGAACTCATCCGTGCCCTCATCCATATCGCCCAAATGTCCGCGAATTTGAGCCGCACGACGGGCAGCAGCCGCGCGCGGATCGTCATCACGGATAGTCGGACGCATGGCAGGACGTTCCGCTACGAAGATTTCGCGGACAGCCTCAACCTTGGGCTCGATGACGGCAGGGCTTTCGACCTTGGGAGTGGTGCGCGGCGGGCGACCGCGACGCTTGGCAGTACCTTCAGTTGCTTCAGACATTATCATTCTCCTTAGTTACGGTTACGGTCTTGAATCATCAGCTTGTAGTATTCCTGCGGGCTGATACCGCTGATTTTGGCAGCCTCAACCTGTTCGGCGGTCAATCTGATGACGCCCGGACGGTTGGGGGCATCGACAGGTTGGCGCGTCACGGGCGCAGAAGGAGGAGACTGCCGGTTTTTGGATGCTTTTGAAGCGCCAGACATGGCGTCGTCCCTTTCATAATTGTCTTTCTTCTTACCGATACCAAGGCGGTCCTCCACAAATCGGAAGTACTGGTCCGACTCAGGGATCATGCCGTAGTCGATAGCATCTTCATGGGCACGAGCCATAATCCGAATGCTTCTGGCATCGGGAAGGTGCTTGCGGTTCTCCTTCAGCCATTCCGCAGAACGCGGAGTGACCTTTTGGATGATGTCATCCACATTGGGACCATTGGCATTGATGGGAGCAACAGGCGGAGGAGGCGGAGTATTCCGCAAATCCTGATACCCGCGCTCCAGCTCAACCATCTTGTTGGCATTGCCAGCAAGGGTCCGCTGAATGTCTGCCGCCTTGTCATAATCGCCAATTTCCATGGCGTTACGAAGGTGAGCAGTCAGGATTTCATCGTCCCTTTTGAGGGTTTCGATGGCACTGCCAACAAGGTGAACGCGACTATCTTGCGCGTCCATAGTAGATCGGCGGGCATGTTCGGCAGCTTGCCGGGCCTTCATCTCCGCATCTTGACGCGCAGATTTTTCCCTTTCGAGCTTCTTGTTGAGCTTCTTGAGAGTCTTTTCAATGTCTTTGGCAGGCTTTTCAGGCTTAGCGCCGACATCGTTCGGATCGTCAACAATCTCAATCGCAGGCTCGTCTTTCTTCACTTCAGCTTTGACTGGAGCGTCATCAATGACAAACTCAAGCTGTTCATTTTCTCCTGACATATTGCTCTCCTTTTACCAAACACGATCAGGCTGATCCACCCGACCCTTTACGTTGATGTCGTCGATCATGCGGCAAAGCTGGCCGTTGACAGTGACGCTCCAACCTTCTGACGGGCGGAAGATGATCCAATCACCTTCATTGATCTTCACGCCATTGAACCATTGGCCCGTCTCGTCATCGAACGCAGAAATGCCCATCTTCAGAACCAAACCGATTTTGGACTGAAAACGATCTTCATCAGTGGTCTTATCTGTCAGATAAAGACCGCTTTTCGTCTTCTGAGGACGCACATAGACCGCCACCAGAAGCTGATTGTTGAAGATTTCTACGGACGAAATGTCACCGGCTGCCTTACGCAGTACATCTGCCGGATTGAGTTCGTGTTCCATTTCCATATGCGGCATTTTAAGTCCCCCTTTTTCACTCTTTGCCGTTCACAACGGCTTCCGCTTCATCGCAAAGCTGAATTGCCTTGCGAATTCCTTGAATTGTTCCAATGAAGTAACGGTAGGTTGGATAGTCGTGAATCACTTCATGTTCTGCCGTTATTACGGAAGTCAGTCTGGCGACTTCCTCTTCCATTAGCTTCTTCAATTCATACTGATAGTACGCTTGGTACGTCGTAGCTGCCATCACCGCCCCCTTTGCGGCCCCCTTTGGAATAGCTGGGTGGGAACATGAAGGGGGCCATGCTCCCACCCAAATCCGCAACGTGCACCGGGCCGTTGCGAATCCTTTAAGCTCGTTGAATACCGCCCTTGCGCTTAGCAATTTCGGTCTTCTCAATGCGGCCTTCGCCACCACCAGCGCCCGCATCCATATCCTTATAGGAATGGTAGGCACGGCCACCGGATTTGCGCGGCATAGCGCCGCCCGGAGGCATCATGCCCGGAGGCATCGGAGGAGCCCCACCGGGAGCGCCGCCCGGAGGCATCGGAGGCATACCCATAGGCATCGGAGGAAGCGGAGCGCCGCCAGCCGGTCCACCCAAGCCCGGAGGCTTCACAGGACCAGCCATCGGATTCATCGCAGCGGCAGGAGCCATACCAGCACCTTCGCCCGGCCTGTGACCGATCATGATGTTGATGTTGGTCTTGCCCTTGCCAGCTTTGCCACCCGCAGCATGAGCGGTGCGACCGCCAGTAGCGCCGGGAACCTTGCCCGGATAGCCCGGACCAGAGAACACATTGCCACCAGTGGCACGAGCTTCACGCTCCCCGCCATGCTTTTTGCCAGTACGGGCAGAGGGCTTCACCATCTTCTTGATGAGGGCCTTGTCAGCCGCTTCATCAGGATGGCCTACCTTGCCACCCTTCTTGTACGGGCTTCCAGACGCGCCAACACCGAAGTTCAGGGCATTCTTGGACACGTTCGGGAGGTTCGCCAAGCCGGGAGCCGTGCCGCCAGCCGGGATGTTCATTGAAGAAGCGCCCGCGCCAGACATGGGAGTAGCCATCGGAGCCATCATAGCGCCGCCCATCATAGGCCCGCCCAGCATCTTCTTGGCACGGCCACCATGCTTGCGGCCAGCTTCCGCACGTTCGATCTGATCGGCATCCCATGCGTCAGACGGTTCGGGAGAGCGGCTTGGTGTATACTCAGGCGGGCGACGCGGAGGAAGCGGAGTGGGCTTCTGCGTAACCGTGCCAGCACCTGTCACAGAGTTATCGAGATTGCCGCCATTGTTCTTCTTGGCACGTCCACCAGTCTTCAACGCGCCAATGTGTTTGGTGCCAGCTCGCTCTTCGTTGGCATCCTTGACGTTGCGGTTGATCTTGGCATCGACCCATTTCTTGACTTCGCCGCCAGATTTACGCGGCATCCGGCCCATGTTCGGCTTGGCATGTTCGCCATGAACCTTGCCACCAGACTTGAACGCACGGCGAGAAACAGGACGCAGGCCCGTCTGGGCAGTCGTTTCGAGCTGCGGAGGAGGCGTCCAATCAGACGAATCAACCTTTTGGGTAGGATCACCACCGCTAAGGCTTTTGGCCTTCGCCTTCATAGCCGCTCGGGCCTGTTTTGCCATATCTGACATATCAACTCCTAGTACTAGGATTACGGGCGTCCCCGTTGGCGTTGCGCCTTTTGTGACAGTAGCATAAGAGCTTTGTCAACAATAGTGCCACCTTTTGCCTTTTTGGGCCATGTCAGGACAGGAACGCTCTTAATCCCAAGCTCCTTTGCTGCCATGGCATGATGCCTGCCATCTTGTCCGCCAGCAGGGTAGATTGCCATCGGATGGTCTACAGGCTTGCCCTTCTTGATCTTTTTCTTGAACTTCTTGATCTTGGCGCGGTCATCGCTGCCCATATCAAGAGGCTCGACCTTCTTCAAGAACTCGCCGGGAGCCATATGGGTCATCTTCCCGCCGGTCTTCTTATAGTCCGAATTGTCTTTCCACTCCGATTGCGGCTCAAGATGATAGGTACGGCCACCTGAAGCTCTAGCCAAAGGCATACCACCGTGAGCAAATTTGTAATTTTTTGGGTCGCCATATACCGGATTTTTGGCGTAAACTAATGGACCGATGTGTAGAGCTTCGTCAGCGGACACGACTGGCTGCATAGTTTTCCGGTCATAAAAATACGCATGACGCTCTGGGTCCATACCTACTTGAGCCCAATTAGGATCATTATGTATCTGCTTAGCTAAAGCATAAGCATCATTAGGTGTTGTAGGCTTCCAGTTACCTTGAACCGTAGCTATGGTTGACTTTTTCTTACCCGCCGCAATGTTCATTGCTCCAGTTGGTTGAACACCAAAAGTTGGGTTGCTCAAATGAGCTATGCTATCATATCCGATGACAGGACCGGCAGAATAGTCGGGTTTTGGCTCATGGACGGAAACGGTCCATGTGCTAGGATTTGCATTGTTATATGAAGGAATATCCAAGCGAACAGCAGCAGGATCACCTTCTTGAAGAACCTGAGATGGGAGGCCTATTTTAGGTATTTTTCGGCTGTCAGTCTGCGCGAACGCTGCTGCCATTTCATCAGATGTGGCTGGGGCAACTGGAGCATTATAAGGTGTGACTGGTTTATATTGGTTAACAAGGTCCGCGTGTTCTTCCGCTGAACCCTCCCCCGATTTTATGCGTTGAGCAGATTCTTGAAGTTGAGAAATTCTATTATTTTGAACCGAACCAGATGTATTTGGCATTCCGCCCGGCTGGCCCGTCAAGGGCTGAAAAACATTTGATGAAAAATCGCGGTTAAGGCCTAATTGTTGATCTACAGTTGTGGCAACAGGTTTAGCGCCCCCCATTTCAAGCCACTCGCTTGGGTCTTCCATTGAGGGCATGTCAGGAATCCCGCCCCAAGCATACCCTCTGCGGCCAACAGATTTGGCAATGTGCAGGGCATTCGCTACGTTCTTTTTGGACATAGCTGCCTCTTACCGATGTTGGTTCTTGAGCATGTGGTGAATGATCTCAAGAGACTTGTGGAGCATAGCTTCCTTGGAAGGCTTCTTGTCTACCTTGCCACCAGAGGCTCTGGGTTGAGCATCATCAGACGAGCCAGACGCATTTTGCTGATCCTGAAGCTGTTGAGCCAGCCGGGCAGCACGGAAAAAGTCCGCAGAATTTTCAGAGCTACCCCAATTTACACCGCCGCCCGGCTTAGCAACTGTGTCTCCGGTAGATTGGTAATCTGGGCCGGAGAAGATGCGGCTGAACAAGCCACCAGATTGAGGCTGTGCAGGAGCGGGAGCCGAAGTGGAGGAGGAAATGGTGGCAGGAGCAGGAGCGCGCGCCGCAACCTGTCTGGCAGTGTTGACAGCAGTATATGCCCTATCCCCTCTAGAAGAGGCGGGAGGCACAAAATCCAGATTTGAAAAATCTGAAATGTCCGTTTGGGGAGCGGTTTGAACAGGCGTAGGAGGGAACATCCTATGAAAGTCATCATAGTTTGGTGTATACCCAGCCGGTAATTGGTTTGTGTTAACAATAGGCGCAGATCGTTGCTGCAAAGTAGTAGGAATGCTTTCAGACGGTTCACCATACATCTGAGTGATGCGATCTTTCGTCAAAAGCTGATCGCCGCCAAAAAAATTGCCTTGAGGTTGCAGTTGCTTCTCTCTAGCGGAGAGAGCCAAGTTAGCCCTAAGACGCGCCTCTTCATCAATATCTTCTTGCGTCGTCGCACGGTTCAACGGATGCTGCAACGCAAGGGATCGAGTAAAATCTGCATCTGTATACTGGGGCGTGAAGAAGCTTGACCCGGATGGGTCTGCCATACCTGTTTCGCCAAACGACAAAGCGGGACTAGCGTTTCCCCGTGCGACATCTAAAGCTTTATCCAACGCAGGAGAGATGTATGGGGACGACACAACTTCGCCATTGGGGCCAACTGTGAGCTTTTGATCAGGCCTAGCACCGGTTGATGGAGTGTATTTGTTGGCAGGAACTACCACAACCTTCCCATCCGCATTACGCGCCAGCATGTATCCCGGAGGTACATCGCCATACGCAGGCGTGTTATCTCTTGGGTATTGGCGCATTAGATCAGCGATGCCAGAGTTCATGCGATTTTGTGCAGTATCGGCCATCACATTTCTCCAGTCTGCGTTCCGTCAAGGGTGGGCTCATCCGCCTCAAGACGCTGCATCATGCCATTGCCAAGGACGTTCTCAGCAATGTGCAACCCTTGCGGATTTTGGATCAACTCTTCTGCCAACTTGACAGCAGCAAGGCGCTCACGGCTTTCACGGTCCCGCTTGCGGTTGATGGCATCAATCATGGCATCCTGACCGCGCTGCCTGATGTCCATTTGCTGGGTCTGGAGTTCAGCCATTTTGGTCGGGTCTTGCTGCGGAGCCTGACCTTGCTGATCGGCCTGAGCCTGCGCCATATCCAGTTGCAGCTTGGCATGATCCAACTGAATCTTTGCTTGATCCAATTGGCTTTTGGCCTGCATATCCTGAGCGCGAGTCTGACTATCCAACATGCGAGCATCCGCGATGGTCTTGTCATTCTGCATTTTGGCTTGTTGCTGAATGAGTTCTGGCGGCGGCTTGCCCTGCGCTGACGGAGGCACCATGAACTGTTGCGGGTTGGACCAGCCAAGCGCCTGAAGCGCCGCTGTATCGACCGCAATCGGATCGTAGAGGCTGGGATTTGTCGCCACAAGCTGCTTCAGAGCCAGAACCTTCATTAGGCGCTGTGTCTGGCTGGCAGTGTTCGGATCAGCCTGCGGGACGAAGTAGTAGCTCTCCAAAGCCTCCGTGAAAGTCTTCTGATCCCAAGGAAAAGCGGGCTTCCGGCGCTTCATCCAGAAGCTTTCTGGGTTCTCACGGAAGCATTGGATCAGAAGCTCAAATTCCTCAGACTGAGCCGCATGAAGACGCTTATGGACTGAGTTCAGCACCTTTTGGGTCTGCTCAATCATCGCCAATGTGGTTCCGACTGGCGAGTCGGGCCTTCCTTCAGCCACCATAACCTCAGAAGTACCGCCTACGCGCATACCCGTCTCAGCCATCTGAGTGACAAGGTTCATCAACGCGCCAGAGGGTTCCTTGTAAGGAAGTGGCATGATGGCTTGGGTGATCGGCATACCATTGGTCTTCACCAATGCGCCGCCACCGGGCGGGACACGGAAGATATTGGTGTTCTGTCGAGCACCAGTGTCCGCCATAAGGAAGCCGGGAAAGTTGTTGTACATGCCAGCGTCCAACAGCTCTCTCCAAGCTGCTGTAATGGCATTCGTCGTGTTCCCAAGGATGTGAAGTAGGCCGATGTCATAGAAGCCTAAGCCGGGAACGAAGGTGAACTTCACAAAGCGCCTCTTGGCGGTCGGAAGCTCCTCATCGTCCTCATCGTAGTTGCGAACAATTGACAGAATGGTGCGTGACGATTCGTCAATCGTGACAATGTAGGGGATTTCCAGACCGGAAGGCTTGCCCTTGTGCTTATGCTCGAAGCCGGGAAGGTCCAGATCGCAATAGACTTCATAAATGAGCCTGTCACGGTCTTCTGGATTGAAAGTATCGGCGCTGATGCCCTGCTGGGCGCTCTTTTCGCGCTGAAAACTGTCAGGATCGAGAGCTTTAGGGGTAGAAAGGTTGATGTCACGGTAAACGCCCAAGATTTGGAGGCGTTTGACAGTGTTTGGACTCATATAGCTGCGGTGGGTAATCCGTTTGGCATTTGACAGATCGGTGGCAGCGTTGTTGACAATCAAATCGTCGGCATCAACCGTCTCTGACACGGGACGATTTCGTAACGGACAATAGTAAACCTTCTTGAAGCTCGTGCCACCGAACCCAAGCATGAGCAACATGCGGTCGGTATCAGGGTAATACTCGGTGGCGGTCGCTGTCAGATAGTGGTTGAGGTCATTTTCAAGGGCATTTGCCATCTCGTCATTAGGAAGAGTGGCGTTGTTGTTATCGTTCCTGACTTTGACAGGCCCATCAGTCGGCAAAAGCTCCGAACGAGCATTGGCTTGGAAGCGAAGAACCGCCTCCAGCAACAATGGGTGTCGAACTTTTGACATTCCTTCAATGGGAGCGCCATCAGACGCGCCAGAAAGACCGGGAATCTCGATTTTGAGGCCAAGAAGCTTGATCCCTTGAGCCCTATCGTCAATCCAGTCCTTGCGGCTCTCTATGTCGTCCCTGATTCCCCTCAGAAGCTCCTCAGAAACGACGGAAAGGTTGTTGTCGGAGATGTCTTCGACCAGATTTCGAAACCAATCGTCCTCATCGCGTTCTTTTGACTTGCTGTCACCGATTGGCTTGCCATCAAGGGAAATGGTGATCGACCCATCAGGGTGCTCAATCTCCAAGACGTTCCCGTGTTCGTCCATTTTGGTGTTATCGTCGCCCTCAACGATTTCAATGATCATATCCTCATCGGGCACAGGCTCGCCATCGGGAGCTACTTGCCTGATATTGGGCATCAAACCGGGAACCATCGGCATATTGCTTATCCTTCCGGCGTCGGCATCGCTTCCATCTCAGCGACGAAGTTGCGAATGCCTTCCTGAGCGGCCATCGTATCTGACTTTGCCATGATTTCATAGGTTCGAACGTAGTCGTAGGGCGGCTGGCCCCAGACTTCGACCCTGAAATTGCCAATTCTGACCGGAGTTGAGGGCGTAATCACGTCCACAACTGCATTTGCTAGTACCTGAGCCATCTGTTCCCCTCTTCCGTGACAACCATATCCTAATTATGTCAAATTGGGTATAGGGCTGGCATAGATGAATTGCCATAAAAAGAACGCTCGGCCTCTGCATCGGCCTGCCATTCCTCAGTTCGGGTGATTGCGCCGCTGTCACGGAGGTGCCGCATCGCCATACTAACAGTATCGACCAAATCGTCATGCTTTCCTTTAGGGAACATGCCAACTTGGGTGATTACCATCTCCGCCCACTCCTTGATTGGCGCGTAGACCATACCCTCAGCGAAGAGATGCTGGACCGAATAGAGACGCGCCAGTTTATCCTGACTCTTTGGGTCGAACATGATCACCCCAAACTTCTCATGCCCGTACATTCGCCGGATTTCCTGAGCTACTGAGTGGCCTGCGGCCTTGTTTTCGATCAGAAGTTGGTCAATTTTCATGTCCCGGCATGTCTTGGCGACCTTCTGAACCAGCTCATGAAGCTCATATCGACCCTGCCAAGCCTGCATCAGCATCACTCTGGGCGCTACTTCCGTGTATCCTCTGGAATATTCGACCAGTTGGTTGCCTCTCATGGCAACTTGATTGGGTGCCATCACGCTTCCGTCATTGGAAAAGACGCCCCAGACCGTCATTGCGGATGGGTCGTTCTCTGTTTTGGTCGTGTAGGCCGTGTCAAGCGTTGCTATGATCAAGTCCATGTTCGGATAAACAGGGCTTGTCCATGGCTGCCACCAGTCTCTTTTGATAATACCGCCGCCTTTTGGCTCGGGACGTTGCTGAAGCTGTCCAGCCGCAGCCCATGGCCCCAATTGCTTCTCAAGAATGCTGACTTCGCGCTCTCCCATACGCTCAGGCCACAGAAGATCGCCTTCACGCTTGTCTAGCTCAATGCCAGCCTCATAGCTGACAGGGTTCCGGTCGCCATTGGCGTCTACTTCGACAAGCGATTCACCGTCATCCGTAACGCCCCTTGGGTCT